AAACACGAAGAAATAACGTGAAAATATACCGAAAAAATACCGAATTATGGCAAACGAGGAAAATTTAAGACCAGCATGGAAAAAAGGTGAAGCTCCAAATCCTAATGGAAGACCAAAAGGGGCACGCAATAGAAGCACCATTTTAAAGGAATTATTGTCATTAAACGATAATGAGTTAAAGATGCACCTTGCACAAATAAACAAAGCAATAGAGAAAGAAGATACAAACGCTTATAAGGCGGTCTTAGATAGTGCTTATGGCGCACCCGTTCAACAAATCGAACAAACGAACACTGAAATAGACTTATCAGGACTCACAACAGATGAATTAAAGGAGTTATTAAACGAAGATGAATGAACGTAAGCAATACGCTAAACGAATGGTTAGAAATGAGCTTTCAAGACGCTCACTCTGGGAGTTTTGTTTGGCTTATGACAATACTTTTTTCGTAAATAGACCGTTCCTCAAAGAAATTGCAGATGCTTTTCAAGAGATTGAAGAGAAGAAAATCAAAAGTTTGAGCGTTTCAATGCCTCCAAGAGCGGGTAAATCATACATCACTTCGTTATTCTGTGCATGGACAATCGGAAAAAATCCGACTAAGAGTGTAATGCGTAACACGTGTACGGCTACATTGTTCTTGAAATTCAGTTATGATGTTAGAGCAATCGTAAAGAGTGACAAATACCGCTCAATTTTCCCTAATGTAAGTCTCTCAGATGATAAATCGAATCTTCAAGGGTGGAATACAAACCAATCAAAGCAAGTTGGGTATTTTGGTGCGGGTGTAGGTGGTACTATAATCGGGTTCGGTGCTTCAAATGTTGCTATAACGGATGATTTATACCGAGGCATTGAGGACGCTTTGAGTGACACCGTGAACGATAGGATAAACCAATGGAAGGAAAGTACGCATGATTCACGCTTTGAAAGTGGGTGTGCGCGTATTGATATCGGGACCAGGTGGAGTCTAAACGATGTTATAGGTCGAAATATAACGGCAAATATCTACGATAAATCGATTATAGTGAGCGCTATGAACGATCAAGGCGAATCGTTTTGTGAGGACGTATTAACAACAGCCGAATACATAGAAAAAAAGAAGAGAACAGCTCCTGAGATATGGGAAGCAGAATACCAACAGCAACCGGTTGACATGAAAGGAAGGTTGTTTAATGAGTTAAAATACCTATCAAAAGAAGAGTTTGCCGAAATCACGAAATCTAACCCTATTGAAGGTTGTCTTGGCTACGTGGACGTTAGTGACCAAGGTACTGATTATACGACAGTTGCAATTTGCGCAATTATTAAAAAACAGCTGTTTATTGTGGACTATTTAATGACTCGAGACAATACCGATATTACTATCCCTCAAACCGCTGCAATGCTTGATAAATGGAATGTAAGCTATTGTAGGGTAGAAAGTAATTCAATGGGTGCAATGTTTGAACGTCAACTCCGAACGCTAACACGGACAAAAACACTTCAAGTACATAACACGCAAAACAAAATGACACGCATAATAATGAGTTCAGCACACGTAATGAATTCAATGATTTTTATACGTAATGGAGACAATCAAAGCGAGCTGTTTATTCAAAATGTACTATCATTTAGTAAGGAGGGTAAGAATAAAAATGATGATGCCCCTGACTGTTTGGCAGGATTATCTATATTTGTGCAATCTATGTTTAAAAAATTGTCGTAACTTTGCTTAAATTCTAATCAATTCAGATGGAGATAAATTTTTGGGAGTCTTTTTTTGGCGTTAATAGCGGTCAACAAAACAGATTCATAAACCAATTCAACCGATTAAAACCTATACAAAACCAAGTGTGGGGCGTTAAAAACGCAATTTGGATTGACACTAACAACGCTTGGGAGTGGTTTCTAACTATTCCAGAGTTCAGAGCGGTTATTGATAAGCGTGCCTCTATGATGAGTAGCAACATTCCTAAGTTATACGATAAAAATAACGAAGAAATAACGGAACATTGGTTCTTAGATATGGTTCACCACCCGAACCCTGTACAAAGTTGGTCAGATGTTGTCTACTCTTTATCAGTGAATGATGCGTTGTATTCAAATGCGTTCGCCTTTTGCCCTTTAAGAACTTTTAACCAAAGAAATCTATTCGTTCCGCTACCTTCTAACAAAATACAAATCCAAACGAGTGGTAAAACGCTTAAACAAATGGACGTTAACGGTCTTATTGAAGGGTACAAGTTTGAATACGATGACAACGAAATCGAATCTTTGCCAGTAGAAGATGTTATTTATTTAACAACTACTGACGGAATGAACATAATCAAACCGACAAGCCGAATCGATGCGCTTAAATATCCTTTATCGAATATCAAAGCAAGTTACCACAAGCGAAATGTACTACTTGAAAATATAGGCGCAATTGGTATTTTATCGGCTCAAAATTCTGATATCGGTGGAGCAATACCAATGACTCCCGAAGAAAAAAGAGAGATACAAAAGGATTGGTTTAACCGTTCAAAAGACGAAATAATCATAACTGAGAGTCAAGTAAATTGGCAATCAATGTCATACCCAACGAGGGATTTAATGCTATTTGAAGAGCTTAATGCTGATAAGATGGCTATTATAGATGCCTACGGAATGAACGCTAATCTATTTTCAAGTGAGAAAGGCAGCACGTTTAGCAACGTTAAGGATTCTATTCGTATGGTTTATACCGATACTATTATACCTGAGACTCAGCAAATGTATGATTCAATTTGTCATCAACTTGGATTGGATAAGGAAGGCATACGTATTGAAGCGTGTTTTGACCATTTACCGGTACTACAAGATGACGAATTAGCGGAATATCAAGCATTAACTGAGAAGGTTACAGCTTATAATTTAATGCTTGCAGATGGTGTTATAACAAAAGAACAATATGCAATGGAGTTCGGTTATGAATTAGAGCCAATTGACAAGGCAGCAGCGCAACAAAACGGACTTATTCAAGCGCAAACGGAACTTAGAGGAACAGTAGGTGGATTGAATGGTATAATTGCTATTAATACAGCGGTTTCAACAGCTCAAATGAGCCGAGAGACAGCCGTTAACACGTTGGTAAATTATTACGGTTACGATAAAACGGTAGCTGAATCAATGATAACAGCAACGCCTGAAACGCCTACTCCAATAACTACTTTTTAACTATGAAATCAACTAACTACCAAACCAAAGGAGCAGCCGAAATAAAGGATATAAGCTCAGATAAGCGACAAGTGGCAATATACTTGGCGAAGTTCGACAATATCGATAGCGACAACGATATGATTAAGAAAGGTTCGTTCACTAAGTCAATATTAGAGCGTGGTCCAGAAAGCACATCTAACCGTAAAATAGCATTCTTAAGATGGCATGATTGGGAAAAACAAATAGGTAAATTCAATCAAATTGGAGAAGATGAAATAGGATTGTATGCTGTTGGTCAACTTGGAAATTCAACGATTGGCGAGGACGCTTGGAACGATTACAACGATGGTATTATTCGTGAACATTCAATCGGGTTTCAATACATACAAGACAAAATGAAGTGGATTGAAGACAGTACTTTGCCGTCTCAAGGTTACTACCAAATCACGGAACTAAAGCTATACGAAGGTTCCGCTGTAACGTTTGGAGCAAACAGTGAAACAAATGTAGTTGATGTAATGAAAAGCGAGGATAAAATAGATAAGGCGGTTAAGATATCAAATGATATTGATTTACTTATCAAAGGTCTCGCAAATGGTAAAGGAAGTGATGAGCGCCTTTATGAAATGGAAATGAAATTAAAATATTTGAATAGTCAGATGTTAATACTCGCAAAAAGTGAGCCGTTCGTGAAAGAACATTCGCCTATTATCGAGCCAATAATAACAGTAGATGCGTTCAATTGGAGTGAAGTAATAAATAAAATTTAACTAAAAAAACAAGAAAAAATGGAAAACAATTTAACACCTGAACAAGTAGTTGAAAAAATCAACACAAAGTTCAATGAAACTTTGGCTACAATGCCAACAAAAGGAGACTTTGACGGTCTTAAATCTGATATTGAAACTCTTAAAGGTTTAGAGGCTAAATCTCAAGAAATCGAGAAAGCAATCGCACGTTTCGAAGGTAAAATGGAAGCTATTTCTGAGAAAGGTTTCAAGTCAGAACGTAAAGCAAAATCACTTGGTGAAGCTATTTCAATGGCATACGTTGCTAATATCGATAAGATTAAAGAAACTGCTGAAAAAGGCGGAATGATGTCTTTAGAGACTAAAGCTCTTTATGACACTACAATTGATGGTGATTACACTGGAAATATCGCATTGTCTACATTAGAGGCGGGAGTTTCTAAGATTGCTCGTCCTGTTATCAAGATACGTGACATCGTGAATATGGGAATCACAAACTCAAAGTTTGTTACTTATATCTCTCAAGCGGTCCAAACGTCTTCTGCATGGACAGATGAAGCAGGAATCAAAGTTTCGGGACAACCATCTTACGAAGAAATCTCAGAAGAGGTTAAGAAAGTAGCAGGAACAGTAAAGATTTCTAAAGAAATGCTTGCTGATTTATCTTTCGTTCAATCGGAAATCAATTCTGACTTGATGGCTTCAATTGACCAAGCTATCGAAGATGCTTTATTGAATGGTGCTATCGGTGGAATCAATGGTATCTTAACTAACTCAGTTACTTTCTCAGCGGGAACATTTGCTGGAGCTGTAGTTAATCCTAACATTTCTGATGTTATTAGAGTTGCTATTGCACAAATTCAAAACGCTAACTTCGAACCAACACACGTTGTATTGAATCCAGAAGATGTAGCTGCTATGCAATTGACTAAAACTTCGACTGGTGAATACACATATCCAATGTTCTTAATGGACGTTAATAGAGTAGCTAACCTTACTGTTGTTTCTAAAACTAATATGGTTGCAGGTACTTTCTT